CAACATCGTAAGGATATTCTTGGGGTAGATATAACTTAAAAACTCTAGACATTAATTTGAATTCTTGTTTTAGGGCTGCATAAATTCTTTTGTGAATAGCAGACATTGTTCTGCTACCTCTTTCCAACAAAGCTACTGTCGTACCCACTGCTGCTTGTTGATTACCCTCACCTACTTGCAGATCTGCTATTGAAGCGAATCTTTGACCTGCTTGTACTACGACGCCCATAAGTGATAAGAGTGTTTGCGATGGTTCTTTAAATGGAAGCATCATAAATGCATCTCTAATATTTCCGCCTGGTGCGTCCACGTCTCTAAATTCTCCAGGTTGTATAGATTGTGCATCATCTCTAATTCTGATTCCTCTTTGTTTAAATCCTGCAGGTAAATTTGATAATGTTCCTGCATCTAATAGTTGTCGTAATGCAGCTGTAGCTGTTCTTGATAATCCACCAATCATATGTATTAAACCAAAACCATAAAAACCAAGTCCAGGTAAAAATTTAAAATGTACAAAATAATCTATTTTATTTCTTAGTGAATCACCTATTTCGTAATTTCTTTTGATTGATAAAACTTCTCTAGAATTTTCTTCGATAGTTACAACATATGGAAGTTTAATTCCTGTTGGTTCTTGATCTTCACCCATGTCTTCAAAACCTTCAAGATCTAAATGAACATGACACTCTAATAAATTAAATATATCTTCGTCTCTGCCTTTACTTTGACCTTCTAATTCACGTTCTTTTTTTTCTACTTCAGTTTCATTAACTGGGCCTGGTTTCAATTCTACGTCTCTGTAGAAACCAGCTACTTGTTGTTTTCGTAATTCGTTTTCAGATATTTGTACGCGATGAATGATAGACTCCGCATCGTCTAATGAGGTAGCTGAGTACGGAACAATCAAGTCATCCGCGGGTACAAATTTAGAGCAAGCCATTGAAGTTGCTTCGTCATAATAGACTTTTTTAAAAGCCGAGCCTGCTAACGGTAAATGAAATAATAACGAATCAAAGTCAGGTTCGTAATCTTTCATTTTATCCATGATCTGATAGTTCATGAAATCTTTTACTCTTTGAGATTGTTGTTCTTTTTCCGGAGTAGGTACACCCATAATTTGAGTTCTTACAGGTCCTTCCGCCGGTAATAATTCTTTATAAGCTAATGCTTGAAACTGTGTTACGGCTTCTGCTAGTACAGGATGAGTTGCACCTGATGCACCTTGAAACGGTTCTGTTCTGTTATCGTATTTAAAACCTAATAAATCTAAACCTTCTTTGTAAGATCTTTCCCAATCTTTTCTAGAATTTTTATAGTCTTGGTAATTTTGAAAAAGTGTTGATCCTAATCTTCCCAACACATCATCGGGTAAATGTTCCGCTAAATTAGCGTAATGTTCTTGTCCACCTTCAACAGATCCTATAGAAGGATCATAATTAATATCTACTGATCCATCTTCGTTCTCTGTAATATCTACAGGATTACCTTGTTCATCAACTTCTTGTTGCTTTTCTTGTTCAGCAACTTCGATTTCTTCAGGTGATGGAACTTTTAACTCTTGCTCTACGTTTGGTAGAGACTTGTCTATGTCTGCCATTTATTTTCTCCAGTTTTACAGGTTTAACAGTATTATAATCAATAAGCAACCCCTGAGGCTCCGGTCCACTTTTTGGTGGTACTGTTTTAGTTAATTTCATCAAAACCTTCATCTTTCAACATATCTGCTTGATTTTCTGCTTTGCCTTGAATCATGTCTATATCATACTCACCTTTTTTCAAACCTGTATCTTTTCCAAAAGCATCTTTAACTGTTTTTGTTACCTTACCTGTACTATATTTTTCCATATCCGCTATGTCACTTGTAAATAAATCATCTAAATCTTCTGCATAAAAAGGATCAGTGTCATAATCTTCTGGACCTAGTGCAACATGTCTTCCTTCAACAGCTTCAAACTCTCCTTTAGTCTTAACAGCTTTGCCTGTTGTTTCATCTATTACTTGATAACCTGGTGGTTCATACATTATATTCCATGCTTCATTATATTCGTTTGTTCCTTCAACAAGAATTCTACCATCATCATTTTTAGTTACATTAATATTGGGTAGATCAGGGTTTTTAAATTCCGTAATATCTGCATCTATTTTTCTACCTAAAGATCTTCCTATAAATTTGTCTATAAAATTTGGAAACCAATCTGGCATAACAGTGCTTGAGTTAGGTATTTTTTTTATAAGTGGAACAGCCGGTTTAAAAAATTTACCAAGAATAGGTATGGAAGCTAAACCTGCAGCAGCTATGCCCATACCTTTTATAAATGTTCTTCGACCTGGGTTTTTGGGTCCATCTTTAAAACCTATTCTGCCTCCAAAAGCATAGATACCTCTATTCATTTGAAAGTCTTCAAATCTATTTGTTTTGTATGATTGCTCATCATCATACATTGGTATTTCACCTTCTTCTAAATCTGTTTGTTCAACGGTTTCACCAAACGGCATTTGACTAAAACCAAAATATTTTTCTCTTAATGCAGGATCTTGTTTAGCTGCTTCAAATTCTAATTTTCTTATTTCGTCAGTTAAATTTGTTCCTTTTCTTACTTTGCCTTCAGGTAATGATTTTTTATCTAATTCTTTAAAAGCGTTAAGTATTTGATAAGCTCTTTGTGGATCTTTTTGAGCTGCAAATTCAAAGCCACGTATCTCTTTATCAGTAGCTCCTTGTTCTCTAAACAGATTAGATAGCGCTTGTATTTCAACATTAGGTTCTTGAACTGTGTCTGTAGCAAAAAAATCTACCGCTTTTTTAATACCACGTACTTCTGCTGCAGAGTCAAGAATTTTTCCAAAGAAAGATTGTTTATCTAAAACACCTCTCTTGTCTTCAAACTCTGTTTGTTTTGCTAATGCTTCAAACTCTGCTGGTTCAGAAATACTAGACTCAAATACTTTAGACTCTTGTTCTTTTATTCTTGGCATATACTGTTTACGTAGTTCATCTTCAGTCATGCCAATATTAGTTTCAGCAAAGTCATCTCCTGCCAAAGCTAGGTCGGCCTGCAGTTCTTGATTTATGCTATCAAGTTTATTTTTTTGAAACATAAAATTATCAAGATTTAAAATTATTTCTGCGTTATCTTTTCCTGCTATTCTAATTTTTTCAAGTGCTTCTCCTTTTTCAAAAGCATTATCAGTTCTATAAAAATCAGAAGCTTTTAAAAAAGCTTCATTAAGTGTAGCTCCTGAACCAGCTCTAATTAAAGTGTCTGCTGCAACAAAAACCATTTCAGGTAAGATACCAAATTTTGCAACTGTTCTAAGTCCTCGACCTGCTTGTTTACCAGCTTGTAAAGCTTTGTTTGCAAAATTAATAAAGTTTCTTTTCCCAGCTCCTTCTGGGATGTTGCCGGAGTTAATTGCATTAACACCTTTGTTAAAACAATCTAAGCCTGTAGAAAAACTAATACGTCCACCATCAGCTTTACCAACAGGACATGCAATTTTTCTAACATCATTCAATAAACCTTTTAAATCTCCTTTTTCTAACTGAAGTAATTCTTTTTGTGTTAAAGAACCTTTAGGCATAACGTATCCAAATTTTTCTTTTTTATAAAACTCATCAAAGTCTAGACCTTGTGCTTTTAATTCAGCTATTCTTCCTGCGCCTCCTCCTAAGGTTTTTGAAGATGGTCCTTGTAAAGTTAGTTTGGGTAAGCCAACATTTTTAGCACCCATAGCTTTTAAGTCTGCCATATAGGGTTTGTAAATTTCTACATCAAAATTTTTAACTATATCTTTTGCTTGTTTTGAGTTTGGTCCATATTTAGCTATCGCTGTTCTTAACTTATCTGTTCTGTTACTTAAGGCACTTTGAAAACTAGATAATTTATTTTGATTTAAAGATGCATCTACAAATCTACTGAATACAGCGTATGGAGCTGTTTTGTTTCTAGCGCTTGATGATACTCCAACAATTTCATCAATGTCTATTCCAGATCCTTTACCAAGTATTTTATTAGCTCTGTTACGTAGATAAGTTTTGTAATTACTAAACGTTGTAGTCTGTTGTCCTAGCTGATCACTTATATCTGACATTGCTGCTTTATAAACAGCAGATCTAATCTTATCTCCTTTTTTTCCTGTTATAGATTCTTGAAATGTTTTGTAAATATTATTTGCAAGTTTCTTATTTGGTTTAATACCTTGATCACTTAAAATTGGATCTGTTACATTAATTAAAAAATCTCCTTTTAAAGCTTCACTGTATCTTAAAGCTGCTCTTAAAAATTCATTAAGATTCATATTGTTCTTTGATAAAAATTTGTTTAAATCTGATCTTTCGTCCAAAAGCATCTCTGTGGTAATAGGTTTTTTACTATTCATAAGATCTTTAAAAAAATTACTTTTATTTAAAGTTTTAATTCTTTCAGCAACCTTAGGAGTTACCATGTTATAACCTGTGCCTGTTGCTAGATCAGAGCTTCCTAATGTTTTATATTTTTTTAAAAGCTCTATTTCTTTTGGTGTAGGTTTCTTGTACACATAAAAAGGTTGACCAGGTGTTCCTTTAAAACCAAAGTCTTGTGCATTGGTTTGATCTAATAATTTTTTTACAGCTTTAACATAAGCTGTATCGCGCCCAGTTCCTGCTTTAGTCACAAACTTTGTTCCTTCTCCTAACAACTCAGCTAGCTGTGATGAAGTGATATATCCTTTTTTATTTTTAGGTAAAAACTCTTGAACAGAACGCGCAAATGTTTTTGCTTTATTTGGGTTTTTAAGGTAGTCAACATCTACACCTATTTCTTTAGCTAACTCCGGATAAGCAACTTTATCTCTATGAGCCACAGCCTCTTTCAATGTACTAAAAGGTTTTGTATATTTTTTTGGTTTCTGAGTTACTGGATCAAAATAAGAAATTTGAACATTATATCTTACTGTGCCTTGTATACTAGAAGTTCTTTTAAAAATATCTTTTTGACCTGGAACTCTAACGGTTGTTCTATCGTCTGGTCTTCTAAAACCTTCTCTTGTTCCTAAGTCTTCTCCTTGTATCAAACCACCACCAATAGCCATTTCATTTCTCTTAATAAAATCTAAAGATGTGTCTTCAAGACGACCACCTATTTTGTTAAGTGAGTCTAGTAATCTGCCTTTTCTATTTTCTTCTTGAATATCTAAAAGTTCTGGTGGCTTTGGTTCTGGTAGTGAAATTAATTCTTCAAAGCCTGTAGACTGTAAACTAAAATCAACTTGAGGAACATCGGGCTCCTTGAGTCGTTGCATCAGTGCTCTGTTTTTAATAAGTTCTGAGGCCATATTATAACCCCATCAAATAATTCAAACCGCCATCAGCTTGTTTAGTTCTTGGTGTTTTTTGAAATGTATTTATGATTTGATCCGTGTCCATACCTTTATCCATCATTTTAAAAGACTCATCCATTGTTGCCATAACTTCTGCAATTCTTTGTGGATCATCGTCTGCCATAATCTTTTCTATCAGGTCATCTGTAATACCAGGGTATTTTAATTTTAAAGTCATTCGTAAATAAAATTTAGGTGCAGCATCTTTTAATAGTTCTAAATCTTGAAAAGCTCTTTTTGATTCTCTTTCATTAATCATATCATCTGTTAACTTAATTTGATCAGCAGTTTTTATTGTGTCTTTACCAAATTTTTTATTTATCGTTTTTAAAATACCTTTAATACCTTCTTTACCTGTACCAAATTTAAAACCAGGTCTTCCACCTTCAGCTAATGCGTCAGGATCACCATCATAATCTTT